CTCTGTTGTGGAGAATTTCCTGCGGGGCTGAAAATTTCGGGGTCGGCCAATTGGGAATTGCCTTCCGCGATCAATCAATCAAGATGGCCTTTCAGCCCTCATTCCCTGGATCGTTCGATGCCGCAGTTCTATTGCGATGACCCTGACGTGCCGGCCTGGCGAGCCAACCTCGCTCCTTCGACCTATTGCTGCGTCGAGTGCGAAGCTGAATTCCTCAGCTGCCAAGCGGTAGCCTTCTACTGCTCACCGAAGTGCCAATCTGCGGGTGTCGCGCGGAAGCTGAGGGCGCGGGCCGAGCCGGGCCGGGCGGCCAAGGAGCGGATCTGCGCCCATTGCCAGAACACCTTCCGGCCATCGCGTCCAAATCAAGCGCAGAAGGCCGCTGGCTACGTTCAGACCTGCTGCTCGAAAGCCTGCGCCAACACGATGAGGGCTAGGCCGAAACGCGAGCCTGCCTCTCATGCCTGTCAATCCTGCAGCAGACCTATAGCTGGACGCCGTCGGCAATTCTGCAGCCCGAATTGTCGACCATCCCGCCAATCGAAAGCTCAGTCGGAATACGAGTGCCGGGTCTGCAGTGTCCGGTACCCGCGTCGAGGGCGGTATTGCCCCAAGGTCACCTGCAGCGACGTCTGCGACGAGGCCCTGAAGAAGGCGAATGCCGCCGTAGGGGTGGCCAGAGTGCGCGCTAGGGGACGACCAATCGAGATTGAGATCGTGATCTATGACCGCGTCTTCGAGAAGGCTGGCTGGCGGTGCCAGATCTGCCGAACGCCGACGCCTAAAGCCAAGCGGGGGACTATCGATCCTGATGCTCCCGAGGCCGACCATATCATCCCGATCGCGGCCGGTGGAGATCACACGTACGCGAACATTCAGTGCCTCTGCCGGCTCTGCAATGTCGCGAAGGGCGATCACCCGTACCCGCACGTCACGTTCTGGCCCAGGCGCGGGATGAAGCCGCCGATCTGACCCTCCGCGCACCGCCGAATTGAACCGGGCCGCCCCTGATCGGGCGGCCTTTTTCGTTCGGAATTAATTGCGCAATTGATTGATCCGATCGGTGCGACGCGCTGCCTCAATCGAGCGGCTAATTGATTGATCGGCCGAATTGGAATTGGCCTGATTGGGAATCGGGTTCAATCGATGGGCTAATTGCGCGATTGCGACGCTCCGGATCGGCCGATAGGTTGGGATCACAGCAGGAATTGCGCCTCGGACGGGGCGGGGAGATCGGAATGGATTACGATCGCCAGGCTGCGGTGATCGCGAACGATCTGGACAGCATGATGCACCGGATCGAGTCGCTGCAGGCCAATCCGAAATACACCGAGGCCTCGATGCTCGTGATGCAGGCGCGGATGGCGGTGAATGCGGGCCGCCAGGAGCTGCACCAGAAGGCGATGGCTCAGCGGCACGGCCAGGTCGAGGAATGATCCGGCGCGCGATCACCCGGGTGCTGGCCGAATTGCGGCTCTCGAAGCGCGCCGTGTGCGAGGCGAGCCGGGGCCGCGGCCTGTACGACGACTTTCACGATTACCCGGACACCGTCGATGGGTTTCCGGTGCACCTGATGACCCTGACCTGCCGGCGGTGCGGGAAGGGCTTCAGGATCTGAGATGCCGCGCGGGCGCCCGACGGGCGTGCTGGCGATCAGGGACCGGAAGCGTCGGTCTGCCCTTGATCGTGCAATTGGCCGGCGCCGGGCCTTTGGCGGGCCTGATGAACCGGACCGCTCCCGGTAACACGGGGGCGGGCCGGAGCCTGGAAATTCAAGATCCGGCGCTGACTGTAGCTCACGGGTAGAGCACCCGGGCGAACCGGGATGGGTGTCAGGTTCGAGTCCTTCCGGTCAGCGCCGGAACCGTCGGGGAGAGCGCGAGGAACCGATGCCGCGCCGTGCGCGGCTCAGGAACCGAAGCCCGATTGCGCGGCCAGCAATCGAACAGCGTCGAATTGAAGGGCATGGCAATGCGGTCACGGGAATGGATCCTCGAGGCCCAGGCCAAGCTCGATAAGGCCGACCTCAGCTTCGGGACTACGATCTGCAGCGTCTGCAAGTTGACCGAACGCTCGCATCCGAACCCGCCGTGCAAGGGCTACAAGCCGTCGCCGCGGTGGGCCGCGATCATGAAGCTAGTCGACGAGCGGATCGCCGCCCGGGAAGCTGCCTGATGGCGCGTCCTGCGCCCCGGCTGGGCTCGATCAAGCCGAAGCTCAAGGCGGCCGAGTTCCGGACGGTCATTCCGAGGGCCAAGCAGGTCGACTCCGAGCTCCGCACCTCGGCGCACGAGCGCTGGCGGAAGCTGGTGCTGGATCGGGCCGGCTGGCGGTGCCAGGCGCCCGGGTGCGGCCGGCAGGGCGGCCGCGGCGGCGTTCGATTGTTCGCCGATCACATCGTGGAGCGCAAAGACGGCGGCGCGCCCCTCGATCCTGAGAACGGCATGGCCCTGTGTGCCTCGTGTCATGGATTTAAAACAGCTAGAGAGAGGGCGAAGAGGCACGGATTGGCCGAATGAACGTGGCGTTGAAAAGGGTCTGCCGCATCAATGGGTGTGACCAGACGCATCGGGCTAAGGGGCTATGCAGGGACCACTATAATACGTGGTACCGCACTGGTGATGCCGAGGGTTTTAAGCGCCGCGTCAATTCCGGCACATGCTCGGTCGATGGCTGTGCAAACCGGCCTCGGTCGCGCACCGCAGACCATTGCGAGATGCATTACTACCGGCTGCGGAGAACCGGGACGACGGACCGCCTCGAGACCACCGCTCAGCCTGCGCTGGAGCACGAGCAGGGATACCTGCTGGAATACGCCCCCGGGCATCCGCTCGCGACACCGGGTCACCCGCATGTCTATGAGCATCGCAAGGTCTTCTACGACGAGAAAGGGAAGGGCCCCTTCTCCTGCCACGTCTGCGATGAAGTGGTGACCTGGGCAGACCTGCATGTCGATCACCTCGACGACGTGCGGCACCACAACAAGATCGAGAACCTCGCCCCGGCTTGCGCGACCTGCAATCAAGCGCGCGGCCGGCACAAGATGATCGCGACTCAGCGGGCCCAGGGCCGCCAGATCACCGCGTTCGGCAAGACCCAATGCATTTCGGTGTGGGTTGCCGGTCTGACTATTTCGCATTCTACCCTGCGGCGCCGTCTGGCTGCTGGGTGGGATGCCGAAAAAGCCATCCAGACCCCATCCGGGCCATCTGGACCGAAGAAGACGGCGCTCGAGCGGACCCGACGTCTGCACGAGCGGCCTGAGATAGCGGAAGAGGGCGATGAGCGAGCAATCGAAGGACGTGGGATCGGCGCTGGACCTGTTGCGGAGCGAGCGAAAGTCACTCGTGGAGCGCGTCGCCCAACAGGAGGAGGCGATCTCGATGGCTGAGACGCGCATGGTCGCGGGCCGGGCCACGCTGGTCCGCCTCAACGCCGAGATCGCCCAGATCGACGCTGCCCTGGCGATCCTGTCGTGACCGCACGCAAGCCCAAGGCAGCTGCCAAGCGCCCCGTCGGCCGGCCGGCGCACAAGGTGACCGACGAGACCAGGCTGAAGGTCACCGAATTGCTGTCCGCCAGGATGAGCGAGAACGACATCGCGTCGGTTCTGCGGATCTGCGCCTTCACGCTGCGCAAGCGGTACGCCAAGGAGCTCCGATTCGGCTTCGCGGACCGGCGCGCCGAGGTGATCACGCTGCTTTACGGGGCCGCCCGGAAGGGCAACACGGCCGCGATCAAGCATCTCGACGGGATCACGTCGGTCTCGGGTGCCGAGGCGGCCTTCGACCGGCCGGAGGCGCCCGCGCCGCGCGTCACGCGCCTCGGGAAGAAGGAGGAGGCGCAGGCTGCGGCTGAATCCGCCGGCGCCGGCACCGAATGGGCTGATGATCTCGGCCCCATCCCGACGGGCGACACGGCGCACTGATCCGTGTGGAATCTGGCCAATCCGGATTGGGAAAAGCAGCTGCTCGCCGGGCAGCCGCTGGTCCCGCAACTGCCGCTCTTCGACGCCCAGGCGGAGAAGGCGCTCCGGATCTTCAATCGGCTCCGGCTGCCCGACGTGATCGGCACGCCGACCATGAAGGAGGCCGCCGGCCCCTGGCTGCAGGCGATCGTGCGAGCCCTATTCGGCTCGTATGACATCGAGACCAAGCGGCGGCTCATCCAAGAGCTGTTCCTGCTGATCCCGAAGAAGAATTCCAAGTCGTCGGGCGCCGCGGCGATCATGGTCACGGCCCTGATCATCAACGAGCGGCCGGAGGGCGAATTCCTGCTGATCGCCCCGACCAAGGAGATCGCGGACATCTCCTTCAAGCAGGCCTCGGGCATCATCCGGCTGGATCCGGAGCTGTCGAAGGTGTTTCAGATCCAGAAGCACATCCGCACGATCACGCACCGGCGCACCGGCGCCTCGATGAAGGTCAAGGCGGCCGACACCGACGTGATCACCGGGTCGAAGAGCACCGGGATCCTGATCGACGAGACCCACGTGTTCGCGGCCAAGGCCAATGCGGCCGACATCTTCGTGGAGATCAGGGGCGCCCTGGCTGCCCGGCCGGACGGCTTCATGATCCAGATCACCACGCAATCGAAGACGCCGCCGTCGGGCGTGTTCGCCACCGAGCTCCGAAACGCCCGGGACGTGCGCGACGGCAAGCTGCAGCTGCCGCTCCTGGCCGTGCTGTACGAGTTGCCGGACCGCCTGTCGAAGGACGGCGGCTGGAAGGACAAGCGGACCTGGCCCCTGGTCAATCCGAACCTGGGCCGGTCCGTCGACATGGCGTTCCTCGAGCGCCAGCTGGTCACGGCCGAGCGTGAGGGTCCCGGAGCCCTGGCGCTGCTCGCCTCGCAGCACTTCAACGTCGAGATCGGTAGCCGTCTGCGCGCCGATCGGTGGGCCGGGTCCGAATATTACGATCAGCGGGTCGACGAGTCGCTCGACGTGCTCGAGGATCTGCTCGATCGGTGCGATGTGGCCGTTGTCGGCCTCGACGGCGGTGGTCTCGACGACCTTTTCGGCCTGTATGTCCTCGGCCGCGAGGCCGGTACCGGCCGCTGGCTGGGCTGGGCACACGCCTGGGCCCATCCGAGCGTTCTGATCCGCCGGCGGTCGATCGAGACGCGCCTGCAGGACTTCATCAGGGCCAAAGAGCTCACCCTGGTCGACGATTCCCTGCAGGACATCGCCGAGATCATCGAGATCGTCTCGATCGTGAAGGATTCGGGCAAGCTCGGGGGCGTGGGCGTCGATCCGGCCGGCCTGGGCGACCTTGTCGACGCCATGAAGGGCATCGGGATCACCGCGGACAAGGGCCTGATCGGCGTAAACCAGGGATTCGGCCTGATGAACGCGATCAAGACGGCCGAGCGGAAGCTCGCAAGCCGCATGTTCTACCACTGCTCGTCGAAGCTGGCCGCCTGGTGCGTCTCGAATCTCAAAATCGAGCCGACCGCCACCGCGATCCGGGCGACCAAGCAGAACGCCGGCGACGCCAAAATCGACGTCGCGATGGGCATGTTCAACGCGGTTTTCCTGATGGTCGATGACCCGGAGCCGCTCGAGTTCGAGGGAACGGTCGACGCGTTCCTCGAAGAGCCCCTATTCGCCTGAAGGATCTGCAATGGGGCTCCTACACAAGGCCGTCGCGGCCGTTCAATCGGTCACAACCGGCCGTGGTCTGACCGATCCGATCCTGATGCGCTGGGCGACCCAGGGCGCCGGCGGGAACGGGGATGGCGACAACCCATCGGGCGAGACCGTCACCGTCCAGACGGCGCTGCAGCTCGACACCGTCTTCGCCTGCGCCCGCCTGATCGCGCAGACGATCGCCACCCTGCCGTGCATGCTCTACCAGCGCGGTCGGAACGATCAGGAGGCGGTGATCGCCACCGGCCATTCGCTCTACCGGGTGATTCACGACCGGCCGAACGCGGACATGACCGCGGTCGAGTTCTGGACCGCGATCGTCGCGTGCAAATTGCTCTGGGGGAACGGTTACGCGGCGATCACGCGGCGCGGCGACGGGTCGGTCATCTCGCTCGACCCGCTCCGGACTGATCGTGTGCAGGTCACCCGGCAGCAGGATGGGAGTCGGACCTATACCTACGTCTTCAATGGCCAGACGACGGTCTATTTCGAGGACGACATCTTCCACCTGAAGGGCTTCTCGCTCGACGGGGAGGAGGGGATCTCCTGCATCGCGGCCGGCCACAAGAGCATGGGCCACGCCATCGCCACCGAGCGCACCGCCGGCTCGATCTTCAAGAACATGCTGCGGCCCTCCGGGTACCTCAAGATCCCGCAGTTCCTGTCGAAGGAGAATCGGCAGAAGGCTCGCGATTACTTGAAGGAGTTCACGGGCGCCGAGAACACCGGGAAGGTGCCGATGTTCGAGGGCGGCTGGGAATTCGCCCCGTTCTCGGTGCCGCCCGACGATGCCCAGCTGCTCGAGACCCGCAGCTTCAACATCGAGACCCTCTGCCGGTGGTTCGGCGTGCCGCCCTCGCTGGTCGGGCACACCGAGAAGACGACCACCTGGGGCACCGGCCTCGAGCAGATCAATCTGGGCTTCCTGCAGTACACCCTGCGGCCGCACCTCAAGGAGATCGAGCAGACGATCGGCATGCGGCTCCTGACCGAGCGCGACCAGGCCAAGTACTATGCCGAGTTCAACGTCGAGGGGCTGCTGCGGGCCGACAGCAAGGGCCGAGCGGAGTATTACCGCACCGCGATTCAGGGATCGTGGATGACGCCCAACGAGGTGCGCGCCCTCGAGAACATGCCGCCCAAGCCCGGCGGGGATCACCTCCTGGCCCAGGGCGCGATGGTACCGCTCGAGGTGCTGATCCAGCAGGCCGCCGAGACCGTCGCCGCGCAGATGATGGCGCGGCAGCAGGCCGCCATCGCTCCGCCCGCCGATCGCGGCGCCGAATCCGCTACGCTGCCGGAAGGGTCCGGCGACGTGACCGAAACCGGGTCCGTAACGACCCACTGATCACCCCCCGGGGATCCGACGATGCTGAATTGGCTGCGCCGCGCGGTCCGCGTCTTCATGTCTGATCGGGGACATGCCCGGTTCGAGATGGGTCTCTGCCCCGGGATGGTCTGGGACGAAGGCGCGAAGCGCTGGGTCGACGAGTCGATCACCTGGCAGCCCGGCCCTGGCCGGTATTCGCTGGTCGGCCCGGTCTACCGGATCAGCAACACCCTGCAGCCCTGAAGGAGAGCACCATGGCCAACACGGAATTCAAGGATCTCGACGGCAAGGGCCAGGAGAAGGTCGAATCCGCTTCGGATGAGCGGACCCAGAACAACGCCGTCCGGCACGCCTATCGGGTGCTGAGCGACGCTGAGAAGGCCCAGATGGTCGAGATCAAGGACGCCGGCGCGGCGTTCATCTCGATGCTGCACCGGATCGGCGGGACCGAGCAGGGCGGCGAGCGCTTCGCCTCGCGCGACCTGTCGCTGGCCAACACGGCCATCGAGGACGCAGTCATGCGCGCCGTCCGGCATCTGACCAAGTAGGGAGCGCACCATGGCCGCCCGCACGCTCTACGTCAGCCGCAAGCTGCTCAACGCTGACGACCTGATCGCGTGGGCGAAGGGCGCCGGCTTCCCGACCACCATGCTGCCGGGCGATCTGCACACCACGATCGCCTACAGCCGGGAGCCGTTCGACTGGTCGGGGCTCACGCCCAGCCAGGGGCAGTACATCGCCCCCATGGGCGAGCGCTCGATCAAGGTTTTCGGCGAGGCCGTCGTGCTGGCCTACCAGAGCCCGGAGCTGCAGGGCCGTTGGGCGCTCCTGCGGGCCGCCGGCGCGTCCTGGGACTTCCCCGAGTACCAGCCGCACGTGACCTTCACATACGAGCCCGGTGCCTTCGACCCCACGCTGGTCGAGCCGTACCGCGGCCCGCTCATCTTCGGCCCGGAGATCTTCGCGGAGATCGACGACACGTGGTCGAGCAACCTGCAAGAGAAATCCGCCCCGAAGCGAGTGTTGGGACTTGGTACCATGACCGATCTGATCGTCGCCCCGTTCGAGATGAAGGCCACCGGCGCCGCCGATTCGGGAGAATTCGAGGGCTACGGCTCCATCTTTGGAGTGGTCGACTCGCACGGCGACGTCGTCGTTCCCGGCGCATTCCAGGCCGGGCTGCTCGAGCGCAAGGCGTCCGGCCGGAAGGTCGCGATGCACCTCGAGCACGGCCTCCCGGAGCGCGGCGGCCGGCGCAACGTCGGCTCCTGGCACTTCGTCGGCGAGGACAGCAAGGGGCTCGAGGTGAAGGGCCGGATCGCCGGCATGAACACCGAGACCGGCCGGTATCTGCACAGCCAGATCGGCGACGGCGCCATCACGGGCCTGTCGATCGGCTTCCGGGTCGCGAACGGCGGCGCCGAGTTCGGCACCAAGGCCGCGGCCGTGGCCCGGGGTGCCCGGCGCGCGCTCCGCTCCGTCGCGGTGGAGGAGATCAGCCTGGTGGGCGACCCGTCCAACGCGACGAGCCTGATCCTGCAGGTCAAGGCCCAGGCGCTGATCATCGATCACGACCGTGTCCGCGCTGGCGTCCAGTCGCTGATCGCCATGCACGAGCATTGCCTCGCCGGCGACGCCGTGCCGTCCCCCGCCGACCGGGCGGAGATCCTTTCACACCTCGAGGACTTGCAGACCGCGATGAGCGGTGCAGCCCCCGAGCTCGGCACCAAGTCGGCGCCGAGTACCGTTCGCGAGGTCGAGGCCGCCCTGCGGGATGCAGGGTTCTCGATCAAGCAGGCCCGCGAAATCGCCGTCGCGGGATTCCACAAGGCGCCGCTTCGGGATGAAGCGCTGCCCCAGGCGACACCGCCCGAGACCAAGGCTGCCTTCGACGAGCTGATGGCCGTCCTGGGCTGATCAACCGAAAGCGAAAGAGAGCACACATGTCGAAAATCGCAATCATCGCCGGCATGCACGCCGGCTTCCTGGCCACGGTGGCCTTCCCGGGCGCGCCCCGCGTGGCGTTCGCTCCGGATACCGGCGCTGGCGCGGCCAGCGGCCAGAACGGCGGCGCCGGCGAGATGGAGTTCAAGGCCGCGGCGACTGCCCTCAAGGGCAAGCTCGACGATGTGTCCAAGCTCGCCGAGACCGTGCTGAAGGACGCCAAGGAGGGCAAGGATACCTCGCTCGAGACCAAGGCTGCCGTCGACAAGGCGCTGAAGGAGTTCGGCGAGCAGATGGCCGCCTACGACCAGCGGATCGCCGACGCCGAGCAGAAGTCGGCCCGCCGGAATGGCGGCGCCGCCCCGCTCGAGATCAAGACCCTCGGTCAGCACCTGGTGGATTCCGACCAGTTCAAGAAGGTCCGCGAGGAAGGCTCGCAGTGGCGCGGTCAGATCCGGCAGCCCGTCGAGACCAAGGCGATGATGACGGTCCCGGGCGTGCTCGGCACCACCACGTCGCTCAGCAACTCGCTGATCGCCTCGGATCGCCAGGGCATCGTCAACCTGCCGGATCGGACGCTGAAGGTGCGCGATCTGATCACCCCCGGCCAGACGGGCAGCAACTCGATCGAGTATCCGGTCGAGACCCTGTTCACCAACGCCGCGGCGCCGGTGGCCGAGGGTGACCGCAAGCCGGAGTCGACCCTCAAGTTCGACATGCAGAACACCG